AACTCAAGATAAAGACTTTCAAGACTACTTAGACGAGGCTAAGACCAAAGACCAAGACACTCGTAGAAAAAGACTAGAAGTAACTAAGCAAGTACAGTCCCAGAACAAAGACCTAATAGATAGTCAATCAGAGAAAGAGAAGTTAATGCTTGAATTGAAACGAGCTTTGTCTGAGTCTGAGAAGTTAAGAGAAGTAGCCCTAGATGATCTAGAGACCCTTCAGAAGAAGACTCAGTTTGAACTTATAGGATTGATAGTAAAAGTAGCGTTAGGAGCTGTAGCTGCTGTCTGTGTATTTACAACTGTACTTTATCTTTACGTACTAAGCAAAGGATTAGACTCTAAGATCATTGAGAGTACCTGGAGTAATATGTTTGGTATAATTCTAACTAACTGTTTTTCTATTATTGGAACAATAATGGGAGTTAAACACATAACAGATTCTAAAGATTCAAGAAAATGATACTACTATCTATACAAGAGTGGGCAAAAGTAGCAGAGGTATACATCGTATGCTTCTTTAATGCTTCTATGATTATTATCATAGCTTTTGGTTTGAGTTTTTTCTTTGACCAGCATTTTGCTAAGAAGGAAAGAATGGATTTATAACATACATTTGTGTATGAGAAACTTTACTTTATCTTTATTCCTCTTTGTTACCACCCTTCTAAGTGCTCAAAGAGACAGCGTGTTTATCAAAACACCAATCTATTCTTGTGTTTATTCGGAGATTCTGCAACAACCTAAGCGTGTATGGTACACGGTACAATGCCCTACAGGTTCTTATCCTCGTAAAGGAATGGACTTCTACACTAACGATAGTGTGAAGACATCTGATGGAAAGGATTATGAAGGAAATGTTTGGGACAAAGGACATTGTGCCCCGGCTGCTGACTTTAACTGCACAAGAGAAACCTTATGGCAGACGTTTTCGTATTTGAATTGTATTCTCCAGCACGAGAAACTTAATAGGGGTGCTTGGAGATTGCTAGAGGCTTATGAAAGACAACTAGCCCTTAAAGGCAAGGTAACTGTACAAATAGATGTAATCTACGCTAAGAACGCAGCTAAGTTACCTACAGGTGCTACTATACCTACTGCCTTTAGAAAGACAATTAATTTTGATAATAAAAAAGAAATCTATTACTTTGTGAATGAAGCTCCAAGTTCAAATGACTTTAAGCTTTATTTAATAAAGTAAACTATGGATTTACAAACACTTAGAAGCAAGATAAATGAATTTTATCTTGAGTCAAAAAATAGGGACTACCCTAATTCTTTGTTGCTTACTAACGAGCAATATAAGGATTTTATGAAGGAGACCTTTAAGGTTCCGGAGTATTCAGAAATTCCTGATGGGGTATTTATCTCTTCGATTGAAGGACTACAGGTTGTCTTTGCAGACGATTTGGTTGAGCCAAGGGTATTAAAAATGTAAAGGGGAGCGAACTCCCCTTTTTCATTTATTTTCTTACTACTGTAGGACCACCAGTCATTTCAAAGAAAGCCTTAATCTCGGCTACTTCTTTTAACTCGATGGTAATTGGTTCGCTTGTAACCTCAAATTTCTTGATTTTTACAGGAACTTTTTGCTTAGTTGTAGGGTCAATCTTGTACTCGTATTCTACGGGATTCAACTTATCCGCATTACGATTCAAGATTACTGCCAAACCATCCTTTACAGGGTAGGTCATAACTACTGAATCCACATCAAATGAGTATCCAGTCTCAGGAACGAACTCCATTTCTTCTCCATCCTCTACTTTTTTCTTCTCGGTATAATAAAATAATCTCATGATTTTTTGTTCTTAGGCTTGCTTGGGTAGTGCTTTCTCTTCTTCTTAGGGTGCTCAGAGTAAGTTACTGGCTCAGCTACTGGCTTAACCTCTTCCTTAACCTCAGGTACAACTTCAAGAACAACTTCAGGTGTAGGCTCTTCTACAGGCATTTCCATCTCATAGACACCATCTGTTGTATCAGGAGCAACTAACTCAACCTCGACTACTTTAACAGGTTCTTTAACTTCGATTAAGTCTTCTTCCCTTACGAACAAGTCTGCTGGAGGAGGCTCAGGAGCTTCTGCTTGCAAAAGTTCATTGATAATCTCATCTGCTGCTTCTTCAGTAGGACTAACATCTTCTTTCTCAGGTCTAACTATTGCTACAATGAAGATTATAAATAGCAAAAATCCACATAGATATAATACAGTTTCCATGTCTTACCAAATGATTGCAATATCCATGTCTCTAACCATAATACGGTCATCTCCTTCGATAGGCAGGATTTCTGCATAAGCAAGTACGGCAGGAGATACATACACAAGGTCTCCGGCTTTGTAGTCAGAAACTTCATCACCAATAGCGAAAACTTCGAGGTGAGTGTACTTCTTCATTTCGTCTTGCATTAACTGCTCTTTTGTTTCTAGAGATAACTCTAGACCCAAGTCATTGATTTCAGGCTTGTTCAGTAGAACTCTCTTGCCTTTTAGTTTGAATGTGCTCATAATTTTATCTTTTTATTTTTTGATTGGCTTGCGTATACTCCACAGTTCTGAAGCAGTTTAATACCTGCCTCGTCTCTGTATTTGTTGATAAAGTACACTTTTTTAATTCCACTTTGGATTATAAGCTTAGCACATTCTAAACAACATGAGTGCGTAATATACATTGTCGCTCCCTCAGTTGATATTGGTGACTTACAAGCTTTAGTAATGGCGTTGGATTCTGCGTGAAGCACGTAACTAAATGTTACGTCTTGTTCTTCACACTTGTTGGGCATACCGGTAGGAGTTCCATTATATCCAAATGATATAATGTTTCCATCCTTAACAATGATTGCTCCTACTTTTAGTCTCTTACAATAGGACTCTTCAGCAACTCTCTTTGCTAAATCTAAATAAAGCTCCAACTTCTTTAATGCGTTCATAAATTATACCTATAGATTTCTTTTGAGTGATCTATTCTCATAATTAAATCGGAACGCAAGTTAGTAACTTTTTTGAACTCCTCCGAATACTTTCCTGGAATCATATGCTTTAATTTGTAGAAATCCTCTCTGTACGCTTGTCCTACCTTAAAAACAAGCATTCTGTGTCCTTTTACACCTACGTCATACCAGTCATAAAAAGCTTGAAAATTGCTAACTTTTTCTTCTAAAGTAGAATAGAATCTAAAGGATGTGTCAAATAAAAATAAGATACAGTTTTGATACCGGCACCTATGTCCGTAGTCATCTATGTAAACATTAATTAGACCTGACTCTACTAGCATGGGGAGTGAACCTTTGTTGAAAATAAGACCAGCAAATAATTTACTGGTCATATTAAATCTAGCTAAGTCCACTTTACTTTCCATTATCTAACGTAGGCAGGCTTATTACTCTAAGACCCTCGTTGATGTAGTCTTCCATAGGATAGTCCCACTTATCATTCTCGCTGTGCCAAGTAAGACGCTTGATAGCTTGGTCAAACCCTTCGTACTCTTTACTAATCATTCTGCCTCCGAATCTACCAAAGTCAATGATAGGTAATCCTGCCTCAAATACCAATGGAGTGCCGGGACTGCTCTGACTTTCTACGATAAACTTAAAAGGTTTGATTACGCTACAGTTATATTTCTGACAGTAATTGCCTAAGAACAAACCGTTAACGTAAAATGCTGCTTGGAAATCATAACGTAGTTTCCAGAACATAGAAATCCAGTTGGTTGTCTTTACGTTGGTAGTCTTGATGTCGATAGGGTAAAGGTAACCCATTTCTTTATCTACTACTAACATGTCCAACAGACCTTTGCACTGTACTCCGTTATACTCAAACTCAATAGGGAACTGATAGTGTACGTCATACCGTTCGTTCTGTTGGAAGAACTTAGCGGTGTACGGGTGGTTAAGGAGACTGTCCTTGATAGCATAAATCTGTACTAACTGTTGCGAAGTAATCACAGTCTTAGTCTGACCTACAACTAAAGCATCGTAGTACTCTTTACCTTCTACCTTAAATCTCTCTAGTACTTTCTCAAAGGAATCTCTCTTAAAGCCTACAGTATTGTAAGCAATCTCAGCAGCATCAGGATTGGCTCTGTTGATGAATAGTTCCCACACAAAGTCACCCATCTGACCAGAAGGTCTTTCTACGTTACTGATGTGGAATCTCTCATGAAATACATCTTCTGATTGAGTAATAAGAATATCTACTGCGTCCCCTACAATGATGTTTGCTTTAGGTTCGTCAAACTCTGTGTCGTAATTAGAGTTCAGATATTCTGTTGGGTGAATCAAAATTTTCTTTAAACGGCTTTGACTCACTGCCGTGCTGTCTAGGTATGTTTGGTCTGTTATCATTTGTTAACTTCAATTAAAATAGTAAAATAAAGCCAGCCTAAGTGTAGGCAGAAGCTTTTTGTCTTAGTCTTAGAGTAGCTAAAGACAGGAGTAAAGTAGAAAAATACGTAAGGATAATCTCTCTGTCCGTATTTTTTCTTGTAAAAGTTATACGCTCTGATTTCAGTCTTGCCCAAGATCATTGTATTCTGGTTTTTCGCTTAGCACATAAGATAAAAACATAGCATTGCATTGGATGTGTCCTATATGTTCAATTCCGCTTTCAGGATCTACCAACTCACCCTCAAGTAACTTGTAGGTGTGTCTAAGCATACTCTCAATAATTTGAGTAGCCGGCATACCTTTCTTCCAATTGTTTCGGGCATATTTTTTTACCCCATGCTCTAATACTCTTACCATAGGCTCTAGGGATTTGTAGTCTACTAAAGACCACTCTACCTTACCTTGATTATAGCGTAAAGCTTGCATTTCATCAGGGGGTTTTACAGTGTGTCTTTCAGTAACTACAACACTTTGTCCTTCTTGGAGGGATTTCTCGAAAGCCCTTTGTTCTTGTTCAATTTCTTGTCTAATTGTCTTGTTTTCCATATTCTTTAGTTGGTTCTGGGATTGTTACGTCAAGAATGTTACGCCCAAACTCAATAACATCTTGAATAAATTTAAGTACCTCTGACTTCTTAGCCTTAGCTAGAGACATTGGTATCTTTTTGAATTCTCCTTCAAAGAGAACTTCTTCGTACAGGTACATAGTTTTAAGGATACTCATCGTTTCATCTTTGGTGAATGTAGTACCTTCTAGTTCCTCGAATCGTTCCTTGATAATAGGTAGGACCATGCCATAAAAATAAGCTAACTGCGGTAATGTACGCTTAGAGTCAACTCTAATTATGTTTATCTCTACGTTTACTTCTGGTTCTCCCAACATCAACTCACTGAAGTAGGATTGCATTAACTCTTTATCTACCTTAAGATAGATATTGCCATCGAGATTCTTACTGAGTTTCCCCGGCAGGTGTATTCTTGTTACTGACATCTTCTTTTTCTAATTCTTCAAGTAGTTTAAATGCTAACTCCTCTTCTTTGGCTAGTTGATCCTCTAATTTATGCTTACCAAAAGCTAGGTCAATCTGCTTCATAAAATAAGAATTAGTACCCTTAGCACTACTTATTGCTTTGTACAAATCAGGATTTACATACTCTCTGATAAACTGGTATTGGATATTAAGGGCCTTTGCTAATATATAGGCCCTTTTTATATCCGCTAACACTTGTTGGTCAGATGGTTTTTTGCTCATTTTTCTTTTTCGCTTGCATGGAATTTATCCAAAGCATCTTGCAAAAGAACAACATCTTCCTCAGTTAATTTACCCCAATAATCCACATCAAACGTATCTTTCACATCATCAATGGTTTCAAAGTTTCCATCACTAATCCATTCCATAACATCTTCCCAGAATCCTTCAGGGTTATCCTGCATACGAAACTGTCTTGAGGTGATTTGACGATCAGTGAGTCTTCCTTGTTTTGTAATAATAAACATGCCTGCAAAATCCATTCCGCACTCATCGTAACATCCTTCTAGTTCTAGCTTATATTCTACTGCAAGTTTTACAAAGAAAGGAAGTACAGGACTCCATGCAGAATCTCCTGATATAGTAAGTGAACCATCTTCAGCATCTATTTCAAAGGTTGCTTCAAACCACTTAGAACCCCAGTTATCATACACATCAAGACTAAGTCCAACTTCTTCGGGATCTTCTTGTTCTTTTATATCTTGGGGAAAAAACATAGGATAAGTTTTACTCCAAAGCGAAATACACTCCTCACCTATAACTTTATCTCCTGATAGAGCAGTTACAATAGATTGTAGCCGAGTCAAGTTCTCTTTCGAACCTGACCCGTTTACATAGTTATAACAATGATTTGCCATTAGAAGAAGTGAAATTCAGCCGGCCCTACCTTTGTAGCCGGTATCTGTACACTTAGAATTGCTGGACCATTGCCTTCAGTATCTCTAATAGGATACAATAAAGTTCCATCCTCTAATTCTAAGACAACAAAGTCATTGTCCCATTTCATTTCTTCTAGTTCCTCTTTGGTCGAATAGCGTACGGACTTAATCTTCTTTCCTACAAAAAGATCCTGAGCTAGTTCAACCATTTCTACTTGATATTCTACCATAATCTTAGCAGGCTGCGAAACCGAAGAAATAATAAATACCAGGCGCTTGGTTCTTGTCGTGCTTAAACTTAATCCTAGCCACTATAGGACTGCAAGAGACAAGAACACGCTCCATGATTACTGAAGTGTTCTGTTGGGTCTTTTCAGTGAACTGACGAGCCAATTTAACGGCTTCTGTTTTATGCCCACTAGAGTTAATCTTTTCTCCGTGATTGTTTAAAACAAAGTAAACCAACTCCCAGCGCTTAGTACCAGGTACTACTACATCTTCTACTTGAGATTTAACCTTAAGATTGTTTTGCTTAGGCTCTTGGATACAAACACCTATGCATGCACCCCACTTAGAGGTATTCTCGATTTCTTTGTTGATGAATTCATTAATAGTCAAGCCACTCTTCTTCCAATCAGAGGTTCTGTCATTAAAACCATCTGTTGTACTAATAGTGCCATTATAAGTATCGCTGCCGTATTCATCACGTGCATCTTCTACTAATTGATTGTAAGCTTCTCTCATAGAGTAAGCTCTTGTTTTGTCTGTGAATGTTGTTGCTCCCATAATTTTAGTTTTTAGTTTTTATTTTTTCCAATACGTATCTATCGTAGGTTCTGCTTTGAGTCTGATTCTTTTACAAAATACATCTCCTGCTTTTTCCATAGATTTTTGAAGAAACTGTGCGGCTTCTTCACTTAAACTCTCTGGGCATTCGACTAAATATTCGTCGTGTATAGCATTAACTAGCTTAACAGTAAATAATAGTTTGTTTGGAATAAGGTACTCTTCCCAGAAGTAGATACCTCCTAGTTTAGTGATTTCGGCTGATTCTCCCTGTATACTATAATTAAGGGACATACGTTCTATCTCACCTTTCTTTCCGAAGAAAGTAGATACCTGTTGTTTAATCTTAGAGTAAGATGCTGTTTTATGTTCTCTGTGTTTTTTGTAGTTATCCCAAAAGCCCTTAACATTTACAGCTTTTTTTGCTTCGAGAAACTCATCATAGTAATCTACGTATGATTTTTTGCCAGTTACGGCTGAGATTAATACATAGCCATTGTCTATGCCAAACTTCTTGGCTTGGTCAAAGTATGCTTTAAGACCGGGAAAGGCTGTGAAGTATGCATCGTAAATCTTCTGACCTTGCTCTAGGCTGATACCTAGGTTCTCTGCTATGGTAATTCCTTGACCACCGTAGTTGATTGCAAAACCAGCAGACTTAGCAGCCTGACGTTTATCCTTGTGCTTTTCTTTAACTTCATCTAGAGATAAACCTTCTAGCTCTTCATACATCTTGCTTGCCACGAAACTGTGCATGTCACCTAACCCTTTATCGTAAAACTCTAGTAGGTTAGCGTCTAGACATTTATTGGCTAGAACAATCTGTTCTTGGCCTGTGTAGTCACATCCAATGATAACATTACCATTCTCTGCTACGAAACAACTGCGAGTCTCTTTGTCGCTAGGTATGTTTTGTAGGTTAGGGTATGCTTCACCGGTTTGCTTGTTTCTACCACCGCTAGATAGACGGCCAGTATTCATTAATTGTTTGAACTGTGTGTGGATTCTACCACTTACAGGATTGATTAGCTTAATCCAGTTCTCACCATAGGTTCCTAGATCCTTCTGAGCTTGTTTGTACTTTAGGTAATTCCCAATGATTGGGAATTTAGCTTGAAATTTAGTTAAGTGACCAGCTTCTATGGTATCCTTGGTTTCTCCTTTTTCTGTAACGGATGTATCTACGCCCAACTTCTTAAAGAACTGTACTACTTGCTGAGAAGAGTTCCAATTGATACAGGTTTTAATCTGATTACTGAACAAGTTTGTTTGCGTCTCAATGAACTGAAACATCTTGTTGTCAATAATGAAATTGTCCAACTCTTGCTGTGCTTCATCTAATTCAAGTTTAGTAACGCCCATCTTAGCATACCACTTCTGCTCGTCTAGTTTAATACCACAGTACTCTATGTAAGCTAAGACTTTAACAAATCTGTTGTCAAGTTCTATAGACTTCAAAGAACCTTGCTTTTCAAGTATTGCTAGCTGAATCTCTTTTAATTGGTGTAGGTAAGCTACGTCAAGGGCAGAATAAAGAATGAAGGGTACGGTGAATTTTCCATTGATATTCTTCCGTTCTGTCTTATCCATTACAATTCCCAGGTGACGATAGATGCATGCATCTAAACCACATCTGTGACTATCTATTCCTAACTTAGAGGTTTTCTCGCCTAAGAAAGTATCATACACCTTGTAAGGAATAATTCTCTCGTTGTACAGAAACTTTAAGTCGAACTTTAAGTTATGCCCGATAAGTTCTTTAGTCTCCAACAGCTCTTTGAAGAACTGTATGTCCACACTCTTGACATCTATTACAAACTGATGCTTATCATTACCTATCTGAATAGTCAGTAAGTCTGTTGTATAGGGATCAAAGCCTAGCGTCTCACAGTCAAAGCCTAAAGTATCTTTAGTTTCAAGTAAGGACAAAGCCTGTTCCTTTGTACAGAAAACAATACTCTCCTCACCCGTCAACCTAAGGTTCTTACTTACCAAAGGGTCTTCTGTTACAAATCCTATCATTGCTTAACTAGTTTACTAACAATACTGAAATACTGGTACCAACAATCTTCCATCAAGGCTAATCTTTGGTCACTAGATAATGATTGAAACTCCAACTTCTCTAAGGCTACTTTGTAGATATCATAGATTTCTTTACGGTCATTGTTGTTCATCTTCAAACTAGTAGAAGAAAGTTCTAAGAGTGTCTCAGTCATTTCTTTTCCCCAGATTTTATTGATGGACTTGCCTAAGTTCCAGACGTGATGAGGTGTGTACATATTGCATGTAGGACAGCCGGGTAACATATTGCGTAGGTCAACTCGAGTCATACTCTTGGTTCGACTTACAAAGTGACAACATTGCAATTGTTTACGAGGCATTCTTACCTCACAGGCATAGCATTTCTCCTCATAGGCAGCTCTAATCAACCAAGAAGTTATTTGGTCTAACTTGACTTGAGTAATGGTACTTGCCTTCTTCTCACGCACTTTAGCACGCTTTTCCTTTAACTTCATTGTTTGTGATTTTTTCACACAAAAGGCACATAACTTCTTCGTTTTGTTTGAATATGGCCTTGTTTTGCCACAATCTGAGCAAATTGTCTCCACTAAGGGTTTTACAACTTCCCCCTTTATGGGTACTTTTTTAACTGTCTTTTTCAGCATAAGCAAATATAATAAATAAAATTAAAGGGCAAAAGGAATCTCTTGCCCTTAACATAGAGAATTATAACTTATAAAGTTATACAGGTTCAACCCCTACCAAATGGTAAGACTTGTCAATGGTTGGTGCTACAAACTCCTGGTAGATTGTGTCAAAACCTCTCTGATTGGTCTTGAATGCAACACCACTCATCAAAGCATTACGCTTAGCCTCAACATCTTTGTAGGTAAGCATATGGTTTGTGTAGCGAGTAATAGCATTAAACAATCCGTAAGCAGTTTCTCCGTGAGTATTGTACTCGGTAGTCATAGCTGTTCTAAGATTGTTTAGGCGGTTCTTTGTGCGAGAAAACTCTTCGTCGCCACCGATGATACTTAGTAAGAATTCATCTGTGATGGTGCTAGGAATGGTTGTCTTGCTCATCTGCATCATAACATCAATCAACGCTTCTTCCTGGAATACAGAGTTGCGAAGTTGATTGCTAATCAAAGATATCTTTGCTGCTGAGTTAGCAGTGTGACGAACACGCTGCATGTCTTTCAAAGCAGAGAAGAATGTGTTAGCACAAACTACTACTACGTTGGTGGTACCAAATCCAATAGGAGCTGAACCATCGTGTGAAGTCAAAGCAGTCAAGAATCTCTTAGAGTCTGAACCACCGATGCGAACATCAGGTAATCCTAACTGAAAATAGACTTTCTGACCATTGCCAAGCATACCTGCTCTTGCGATTTTAAGATTTTGTTGACCGGCAGCCTCATAAAGAGTTTCTGCAATCTCTCTGTTTTGCGTAGGATGGTACTTACTACCTACAATACCTAGACAGCGGTTGGTATCATTTCTAAAGATACCGAAACCTTGTGTTGGTTCTCCATTGGGGCCGAAAAGACTTTCTTTGCTTACGGTCCAGTTAGCGTTAGCTTCTGCTAAAATTTGTTCTACTGACATAATTAATCTGTTTTTGTGTTTTGGTTAGTTGGTTCTGTTTGTGTACTTTGGTCTCTGAGGAAAGCATTTAAGCTCTCTAACTCCATTAATTGTCCGGATGTTGTGCAGTAATCGTACTCACTGGCTTTAACGTCCTTCTTAATCTTATCAATTCGCTCACCTATGTAAATTAATAAGTTAGTTTTAAAGCGGTAGTGTGCAAGTATTTCTTCCCTCACACGGTCTTCGTTGTTGTCTAAAAATTCAGCCATTTTATAGTTTCTCCGTTGTTGTGTAATAAAATTGTATTGATTTCTTCAAAGTGATTGCAATCCCACTTGCCTCCCTTGTACACAGCGGACACAGGATGTGACCCCATAAGTACGTGGTGGAACTTAGCATTAACTAGTGGTGCAAATTGTTGTGCATCCTTACCCCAGAAACAAAATATAACTCCTGCACTATTCTCGGAGATAGTCTTAATTACTGTTTCGGTGAAAGGCTTCCACAACTTTAGGTGAGAGCCTGCCTGATTCTTTTCTACAGTCAAAGCAGCGTTAAGTAGAAATACTCCTTGCTCTGCCCATTTATGTAGGTTTAGGTCAGTCTCTATGAAATTTACTTCATCTGTGTAAAGAGTTTCTTTAAGTCGATTGTAAATCTGTTTAAGGCTGGGAGGTACAAACTCTGTATGCCGGGGAGCAAAAGCTAATCCACAAGCTACAGGCTCTCCTTTATACTCTGTAGGGTAAGGATCCATCCCGATGATAACGACCCTTATCTTATTGAAGGGAGTTAGTTGGAATGCCTTAAACACCTCGTCAGACTTAGGATAAACTGTTTTGGTAGTTCTAAGAATCCTAAGTGCACCTGCTACTTTAGCAAATGTATCTGATTCTATTACATTCTTTAGGTGCCCATACCAATCATTTGGTATATTAATGCGCTTTTGCTCGGTCATTTCTTGTTAGTACTTCTTTGATTTCCTTTAGTTCACTTACGTCTCTGTTGTCTTTAGTCCACTTACTTGCAAACCTTTCCCACTTAGCTTGGTCAAACTCTTTTCTGAGGTCTTTTAAGGTAACTGGTATTATGTTAAAGTGCTCTGGTAAGCTTTCTTTTATCTCGTCTAGTAACTTCCTAAACTTGATAGCATAAGCACTATCAGATTGTAGTAAGTCATCGTGTGAATTGACTGCGTGGATTACCGTGCTATGGTCTCTGTCTCCGAATAAATTACCCGTATTCTTGTAGGTATAGTTTAAGTAGATGACAAAGAGTACCATTGCTCTTTTCCGCACATCCACAATCTCACGCTTACGACTCTGAGACTCTAAGTCCTCGTAAGAGATTTCTGTCTGTAAGTAGATAATGTTAAACACAGTCTTCTCAACTTCAGATAGTAGTAATCTTTTAGAAGATTTTACAGGGTTAACCCTAACTGTTTTAGGATTATTTACTATTTTAGATCTCATCTTTTTATCAAATCCTTCCTTAGTAATAATACTTCGGTAGATCTTTACTGCATCTACAGCTTGTCCACCCATTTTAGTCACAGCAAAGCTGATAGACTCTCTTATATAATCGTCAATGTTTTGCATAATTCTAAAAATTTTTCTTTTCCATGGTCTCTGTAAATATCACTAGGGTCTTTCCCTAGACTAGCATCATGTTGCAGAAACGGGAGATCAAACCTCTCACTCATTTTCTTAGCTCCATTAAATCCTGCTTCGTCTGCATCAAACCATAAGTAAATATTCTCAAATCGATGTTTCAGTAATTCATAAGCATTATCTGAAACTGGTGTGTTCTCACTTCTAACAGCTACTGCATTAATTCCTACAGAGTGTAAAGTCATTACATCCTTCAAACCCTTAGTAATAACCAGATTAGTTCCTCTGGATGGTAATTGAGTATAACCCTCTAATATACCACCAAAAAAGCTAGACCTGAACTTATTTCTTTTGTCTGCGAGTGGTCTGTATAGCTTAAACCTTTCCTTCTCCTTGTAGCGATAACAAGGGTCGAAGTTGTTGTTAATGTACCACAGGTCATCATTGACCCAAGCACGATCAATTCTTCTTATGTCGTAGTATTCTAAAATGCTACGAGTAATTCCGAACTGTCCCCAGTAATTGAAGTCAGCTTTAGTAAAAGGGCATAATCGCACCTTTATAACAGCCGGCTTTACTTCAGGAGGAATGATCTGCTTTGCTTCGAGTACTAGTCGATTCTTATCAGATAGATTTAAATCTTTGATATTGAAGTCTGACTCTATTTTGTAAAGAACATCTGGAAAAGAATAACCTGTTACTAGAATGGCGATATCTAAGCAACTATAATAGGTTTGGGAAGTACCATAATCTACAAAATACAAATGCCTACCGGAAGTCCAGCGAAAGAAACATCCAGGAGTCTTATCATCTCTGAATGGATTTGTATAACGTTTCTTAAGGTTGACATCTGTCTTCATATAGAAAGACATTATCTGTTCTTCGCCAAGTATCCTGTACAGTGCAGATACGCTTAACGGTATCTCAATTTGTTCTAAGTCCATAAATAAAAGGGAGGCTTTTACACCTCCCTATTTTAGTTAAAACTCTAGGAAAGGCTCGTCTGAAGGTGTGAATGGACTTTCATCCGTAGTACCTCCGCCAAACATATCAATTGCTCCACCGTCAACTTCATTCTCTGCTGGTGCTTCTTCCGCCAAGAACTCTTTCAAGTCGTAAGAATTACCATAGTACTGCTTGTAGCCATACTCACCTTCAACTACTTTCTTAACATAGTCAGACACACGGCCTTCAATGTTCAGGAAAATATTAGTGAATACATCTTGGTACTTGCTATCCTTGATACCGAGAAGAACTTTGATACCTCCGTTAAGCTTGTTGAAATGCTTAAAGAATTCTTCAAGTTCTTTACCATTACCTTTTGCTAAGGCATTCCAGTCATCCAATACGAATGGTTTGGTTTTAGGACTAGCATTGGCATAGGCTTTCATCAAAGAATAAACATTCTCTTCGCCTTCTTTTGCTTCACGGATACTTGCTTTATCAAGACGACGTGATTCATCCCACGTTCTCATAGTATCGCTTAATCCTGCAAGGTTCTCAGCCCAAGCAGTTTTAGTATAATTGTCAATGAACTGTTTCTTCTCTGACTTAGAGATGCGAGTGTTGTTAGACACCCACAAAGAAAACTTACCACGCAACTCCACTTTACTAGAAGGATGGTTAATATACCAAAAATCCATACGAACATTCTTCTCTGACTCGTATACAGGAGTCTTAACTTCATCTAAACCTAAGATTTCTTTAAGTTCAGCTTCGTTTGGATTAACGGCAATAATTTGAATGGGTGCAAAACCGGTATAGTATTTACGGTTTGATGCTTCTCTGGTTTCTAAATTTTCTACTTTCATGGTTTTCTAATTAAATGGTTTCAGTTTTGGTTTCGATTTCTTCGGTCTTAGCTTCTTTTTTCTGTGGAGCTGGGTTCACAGGTGCGACTTCATCTGCATAATATGCATCGATTGCAGAGCACACGTACTGCAAATCATTAGGAATAAGGGTGTCTGCAAACATATCCATTGGACTCTTTGCAGGATAGTTACGGTAACGATTGGTAACAAAGTTGTAGGTAGCAACACCATTCTTGTCCTCGTCTACGTGAGTGTACAAAGCAATGGTGAACAAACCTTCTAATACAATTTGGTTATCAAGAGCCCTGCCAATGGTTTTTATCTTTTGGCCCACGATTCTGCCATCATCTTCTATTGTCTCTGAGTGAGTCACGTAGAAGATTTTAAGATTGTTTCTGAGTTTACGAGCAGTAGTAAGCATGTTAGTAACATCTTTAGCTAAGTTGGTAAACTTAGAAAAACCAATCTCATTGGCTTTCTTCATCATTAAGAATGACATTGCATAGATAGCATCATCCATAATGATGTTTTTGATGTGGGGTGCTTTCTCGTTAATTGTACCGAGTAGAGCTGTGATTTGCGGAATATCATCAACCTCCATATAGTTTTTGCTTTCTGTGTTGTAGAGCTTCTCTGCTCCACGGAAAGGCAATTCTTTACGGGCAACGTTAATGATAAACGTTTCTTTAGGATTCAGGCTGCGGATACTGGTAGATTTACCGGTACCACTAGGGCCTACGATAGCGATTAATTTGCTTGACATAATTTTAGTTTTTCGATTGTTCAGTTTCTATTAAATGATCCCATCCGTAGAATGAAGCGAATTCGGTGGCCATCTTTTTCTTATCGTCGTTACGAATAGTGCCTACACTTATAATTGCGTCTACTGCGTTTGGGTTCGTTTCTAGGTAATTAAGTAGCCAATCTCTGAAACTTACTTCCTCCTTGATTGGCCAACGGTACTTCTGATACCAATTCTTCTCTGTAAGATCAACTTCATCTAAAGTTGTTCCTACCCTCTTGCACATCTCTGTGTAAATTTCTTTTAAGTACTGTGAATTTTTGCTCATAATTTAATAAAGTGTTCATAGTAATTCTTGACAGGATTAGACATCTCTTCAGCTCTTGGTAGTTCTTGGAACTCTCCGTTGGCGCCATTAAAATATAATCCTACTGCAGAATTCTCTAAGCCAAAGTGTCTGTCCTTTAAAAATATCAAGGAACGGTATCTTGGGCCTAGTAAAGACACATCATACCCGCTATGCACCGGTATGTTATGCCTGGAAGGATTAAACAAGCCTAGCACTATCTCGTAGTCTTGTTGTACTCCTTTGTTGAGGTGTAATTCCTCTAATGATGGTTCTAGCATCTCCTCTATCAGTGCGCCTCTATTCGTGTATTGGGCTTTTTCTGAAGATGGTGTTTGCTGATGAACAATAATGTTCGCCATCTTTAGTTTCTTAGAAAACAATTCCAGTGTAATGTCTTTGACCATATAGTCTAGTGTCTGATAAGTACTGAGTCGAGACTTAGTCTCAGACATCATCTCATTAGATAATAAACTAATGTGGTCTAAAATAAAAAATACCCATGTGTCATCGGATTTATAATGGTACCCTATAGGTACTTGCTTTCCATCATACTCCTTGTACTCATAACTTCCGATGTTAGGGTCATCAAAGAAAGTCTTTACATACTTCTTGATACCTGTGGGATTTCTAATGTAGTCAATCACCTCTACGATATTCTGTAGGGCATTGATAAACTTCTCTGCTCCTTTGATTTTCTCTAGCAAATCCTTATTCACCGTGTAAGAGCCAATAGACTTCAACTGGGAGACACTTATCGTTATCTTATATTTCTCATACAGATACATAGCAATAAATGACAACCAGAAGTCTGTCTCGGATTCTTCTAAGGCAAAATAGAATATTTTAGGTTTGATGTTTGAGTTGATTGTACGTTTGAAAATATTCATAATAGTGAAGTATTTTACAAACTTGGTCTTACCCACACCAGAGCCAGCAGTAATAGCAGTAATGGAGCCTTTGGTAAAGCCACCATACTTTTCACCTAAGCGAGGAAAAGGAGGAAGGATAGAAGTTATACCTCCACTTTCTTTAATGCCCTTATTTCGCTCAATTTGGCCTAGTACTCTTCCAAAGTTCTGCATTAGATAATATTCCTTGAACTGTAGTTAGTTGACTGGTTTCCGTTATCTTTAAATTGCTCACACCAATTGGCTAAATCGCTTTGGTCGATGCCATCAATTCGCTTAAAGATAAAATAGCCACACTCCCTAACATAATTCAAAGAACCTTTTCTTCTTAGAGTATCTATGTAAAGGTCAGTAGCACCTAGAATCTCTTCTTTGGTGAATTTAAACTTCTGTATGAACTTAGTCATTTTAGTTTGGACAGTTGCGAGGTCAGTACTTTTTGCAGTAATTCCTAAACTCTTAGCTGAGAACTTTATTGTGTATTCTTTAATCCAAGATATATCTACAACAGGTTCTACAGGTTGGTGTTTTAGTTTTAGGGTTACTTCAGGCACACTACCTACTACTGACAAGTCTTCTTCACCTAGAATCTGTGCTACCTTTGGGTGCCACACCATTCTAGAATCTTTGTGTACTAAAAGACCTTCTTCTTTCCATTCTTTAATCAACCCGTGATGCTCACACAGGTCCCACAGTACTTCGTAAAACGTTTTCTTCATTCTCTTTAACTTGTTGTGTATCAATTAAATTGACCTCGTTTTCAGAAACGGGGGTTACGAATTTACTCAATTCTTCTGTCATTTGCAACTCAGACATCAACAATTCTTCGTGATATTGACGTTGCACTAATAAGTAGTCGGGATGAGTACTTAATGATTCTCCATAAGCTTCAAATTCTGTCATAATAAAATAAAAAAGGGGGATTTCTCCCCCATGGTTAATAATAGTAAGCTAAGCACAAATCAGCCAAAGTTCCTCTTAGGTCATCTGGTAGATCAAAACAATCTTCTGGTGAAAATGCATAAGGGATGTAAATATTCCAGTCCTTAAGGTGAATTACTTGGTGTTCTATGTAATACTCAGGAAGTTTAATCATAATCTCCTCTGTTATTGGACAAATACCGGCCATAAGTTTGTCTTTGACATTATCTAGATTTAAGTCTTGAATCACACCGATTTTATCATCATAGCATTTACCAGTAAGAGCAACAAATAGTTCAGGGCTTAAATCACCTTTTCGTAAGTCCTCCTCGTAGTCTTTCTCCTCTCCTGTGTACCCTTCGTAGTAAGCTAGTTGGTCTAAATCTAGGGTAAATACCTCATAGCTTCCGTACATATTCTCAAGAATCCCGTACCGTTCACTTTCAGTAAATTCTTGTACAGTTTTAGGTGTATCAAATGAACCTATCATTTTAGAGTAATCTCTAGTTTCCCACATACCATAGTCTGAGTATTGAGTAACTGGGAAATATAGAGGTATGTTTCTCTCAGAAATCATCTGAAGCATATCTTGAGCAAAGCAGAAAGCATTCTCCATAGAGTTGATGTGAATTACCTCATCATCCATATGCTCGTTTAGATAGCCGCAGCTTAGATTATGCGAGGCTACTTTCAATCCTCTTCTACGCAAAGCACCTACATCAGTACAACTACCATCACTGAATGAATATCCATAGGTCTCCATTAGAGGCTCTATAAGGTAATTCATGTCTTTAGGGAACACCTCTAGTCCATTGGTGTACTTGATGAAGTCTGTGCTGTAAGAACGTCTGTCCAATTGAGTTACGATGAGGGAGTTTTCAAAGAAGTCCATATCACACTCGTTAGAACCGACACAGCCTCTTTCCTCGCCATAAAATAATACTACCTTACAGTGGTCAAGAC